ATCGTGTATGGCCCTCTCGGGTGGCTCTTGCCAGGCGTCCGCCTTAAACGGCGGACGTTTCGGCATGGTCGCATCATCCTGAATCGTTATCAGCGGGATGGTGAGACATATCTCTCCCTAGCTCGTCCGTTGAGCTCGCGGGATATTGACCTTCCCGAGTCACTTGTCAGCGCAGCCGTTATTCGGCACGCTAGCAAGAAGAAAGACGCATTAATATCAGACACAGAACGCATTCTCCTGGCGCAGAAAATCCCTGATCCCCACATCGCTGGGCCGTTATTCCATGACATGTTATCGGAGTTGGGTGAGTATTGTAAGAATCCGGTTTCGACGGATTGTGGCACTGGTGCCACTGTCCATTACCAACATATTTACCCGCTTGTGCATGAAGACGGCAAGCCAACGGCCCGTGTCGTTGGACCGCGTTTGGTGAAGGAGGGGAATCATGCCCCAATGGAGTCATATAACAACGATGTTGTGTGTGTCGATGAGCGCATCAAGAAGGTGCGCAATAAGGATGCGGATTGGCCTCAACGTTATCAACGATATACGGCCGAGTTTCTGGAACATTTGGTGCCAAACGAATTGATGCACACCGCATCTCCACTTAGCGTCTACGAGATTTGTGAACGTCAATCTCGACCGACACAGGTCATGGGCGCCGAGGCTGCCTTACCGTATAGTTATTTACATCGTCTCACGGTGAAGTCTTTTCAGAAGCGTGAGACTTATGACGGTATTAAGGCGCCGCGGAATATTTCCACCGTCAATCCGGATCATCGGACTCGTTACGGTGGGTTTATATACGCCATGACAGACGCCATTTTGAAACAGCAGAAGTGGTATGCATTTTCGAAAACACCCGTCGAGATTTCGACCCGAGTCCATGAGTTGGTGTCTGCAAGTCGATCAGTTGTCCCCACTGATTTCAGTGCGTGGGACGGCACCCACAGTCAGGCGTTGTCAAAGTTTGAGCTTGCGATCGGCCATCGCTTATTCTCCCCCGTTTACCATCTTGAGTGGGATGAATTAGTCATGTCTCAGTATTGTACGACAGCTATTACTCGACATGACGTGCGATATAACACTGGTTGGTCCCGTTTATCCGGATCGAGTGATACCAGTGCAATGAACTCAATTGACAATGCTTTGATCGCCTACATATGTTTGAGAGAACATTCTCTCCCAGCCGACCATGCG